GTGCTCGAAATTAATGTTGCAGACGAGCAAATAGAAGATATTATAGATGATGCTGTTCAGTTCTTTCAAGAAAGACATTTTGATGGAGTATACCAATCATATAGAAAATATCAAATAACTCAAGAAGATAAAGATAGAGGAAGAGCAACAGGTGGAGCAGGTATAACCACTACTACAGTGGATACAACAGTTGGAGTTACTACTCAATTCAGTTATACTGAAAATAGTAATTATCTTCCTATTCCTCCAGAAGTTATAGGAGTTACTAAGATATTTCATTTTGATGGAAGCAATACTATCACTAACAATATGTTTAGTGTAAAGTATCAGTTATTTTTGAATGACATTTATTATTGGGGTGCTACTGAACTTCTTTCATATGCAATGGTAAAAACTTATTTGGAAGATATTAATTTTTTACTTACAACAGAAAAGCAAATAAGATTTAATAAAAGACAGGATAGATTATATTTAGATATAGATTGGTCAAGTGTAAGTGTAGGTGATTATTTGGTTATAGATTGTTTTACTTTATTAGATCCATCAACTTATCCAAGAGTATGGAATGATTCATTCTTAAAACCATATGCAACCGCTCTTATTAAGAGGCAGTGGGGTCAAAATATGTCTAAATTTCAAGGAGTTAAATTGCCTGGTGGAATCGAGTTAAATGGTATGGAAATGTATGAACAAGCAGAAAAAGAATTAGAAAGAATTAGGGAGAATATGTCTAATACTTATGAACTTCCTCCTCTTGATATGATAGGCTAATGGCATTAAATCCTTATTTCTTACAAGGGTCTTCCACAGAGCAGAATCTTGTCCAAAGCTTAATCAATGAACAGATTAAGATGTATGGGGTAGATGTTTATTACATTCCCAGAAGATATATTACTAAGACTACTGTAATTCAGGAAGTCATAGAGTCTAAGTTTGAGGAAGCAATTCCTTTAGAAGCATATGTAGATACCTTTGATGGATATGAAGGACAAGGTTCTCTTCTATCTAAGTTTGGTGTACAGGCACTTGATGACTTAACTCTTATTATATCAAGAGATAGGTTTGAAAATTATATTACGCCACTTATTAAGAATATACCAAATATAGAATTGGCAACCAGACCTAAGGAGGGAGACTTAATTTATTTCCCATTAGGAGATAGAATATTTGAGATTAAGTTTGTAGAGCATGAGAAACCATTCTATCAGTTAAAAAAGAATTACGTATATGAACTCAGATGTGAGCTTTACAGATATGAGGATGAGGTCATTGATACAGGAGTAGGTGATATTGATGATAACCTTGAGAAAGCAGGTTATATTGAAACACTCACTCTAGTAGCATCAGGAACCCCTGCAGTTCTTACAACTGGCATTGTTGATGGTGGAGTTTCTTTTGTTACTATATCCAATAGAGGAGAAGATTATACCAGTCTTCCAAGAGTTGCTATATCATCTGCTCCTGCAGGTGGAATAACTGCTATTGGTATAGCATCTATGACAGATGATATAGTTGATTATGATGGAGTTAAGTCCTCTAAGATACAACGTATCGATATCATTAATCCAGGTGCTGGATATACAGTAGCACCAAGTATAGTGGTAGTAGGTGGAGGAGGAGCAGGTTTTGCTGCTACTGCCACTATCAGTGATGGCACTCTTGGAGTGGTTACATTCACTGGAGGTACTGGATACTCCACTGCACCTACAATCACCTTCTCAGCACCTCCTGGTGCAGGTACAACAGCAACAGCAGTTGCATATGTGGGTAGTGGTAATACTGTGGGTATTGTTACTCAGATTGGAATTACCAATGGTGGTTCTGGATATACCAGTGCTCCTACAGCTACAGTCACTTCACCTTACACAGGTGGTCAAGGTAACTATATCTTTAATGAAGTTGTTACTGGTGCTGCAAGTAGTGCTACTGGTAGAGTTAAGTCTTGGGATGCTTCTACAATGGAACTTAATGTTTCTATTACTACAGGTGCATTTACAGTTGGAGAAGTTATTACAGGAAGCACTTCAGGTGCAACTTATGAGTATCAGATAGTTGCTGCTACAAATGCTGAAGATGGATTTGCAGAAAATACACCAATACAAAGTGCTGCTGATGATATTATTGACTTCACCGAAACCAATCCATTTGGAATGCCATAAATATAATATATTAGGTCTATAAAAATGTTTGAGTATTTTTATCACGAAATAATGAGAAGGACCATTATTTCCTTTGGTTCTATCTTCAATAACGTTAATATACAACATACCAATAGCGATGATTCTGTTGTTAGTACAACTAAAGTTCCTTTGGCATATGGACCTACTCAAAAATTTTTAGCAAGACTGGAACAAGTACCTGATTTAAATAGACCAGTTCAGATTACATTACCAAGAATGTCATTTGAATTAAATGGTCTTAGTTATGATCCCGCAAGAAAATCTACAACTACTCAAACATTCCTAAAAGGTGTTAAGGGTGATAAGAGTACAATAGCAAAAACATATTTACCAGTACCATATAATCTTGATTTTGAACTTAGCATCTTCACTAAGTTGAATGATGATATGCTTCAGATAGTAGAACAAATCCTTCCATATTTTCAACCTGCTTATACTGTATCAGTAGATCTAGTTGACACCATTGGAGAGAAAAGAGACATTCCTATTGTTTTAAATTCTATTACTACAAGTGATGATTATGAAAGTGATTTTTCTACAAGAAGAGCACTTATCTATACTATGAGATTTACTGCTAAGACATACTTCTTTGGACCAGTCAATACAGATGTTTCTAAGGATATCATTAAGAAGGCTTCTATTGGATATGTTTCTGGTAGCAAAACAACCACTCCTACTCGTGAGGTTACTTATTCTGTTGTACCTAGAGCAACTAAGTCATACGGAGATACAGTAACTACAAATCTTAGCGAAAATATAGATGATAAGATAGCAATTATTAATGTTAATAGCGCTAGTGGTATTGAAGCAACTAATTACATATACATAGATCAAGAGGAAATGTATGTAGAGTCTATCTCTGGAACAACATTAACTGTGAAGAGAGCTCAAGACAATACTACTGCAGCATCTCATGTTCTTGGTGCAGAACTTAAAGTTATCACATCTACTGATAATGCTGCTATAGAATTTGGAGATGATTTTGGTTTTGATGGAACTATCTAATGACTAAAAACTTTGATGAATTAAATGATGCTTTTAATGTTTCTGCAGATGTAGTATCTGCTGAACCTTCTGAAGTTGGAATAACTAAACCAGAGAAGCATGATAGAACTGATATTGAAAG